AAATGTAGAATTCTTGTCTGATGTAAATGATATAAACACAGTAACTGTTAATGCTAGAGATACGAAAGCATTTTCAGATTATCATGTTGATTATTATGTAAAGAAAAAAGTGCAAACTCTCTATGGAGAAAAATTAGTATTTAATCAATACACTCCTAAGCCATTTAAATTGAGATTTTCGAAAAAGGAAATCAAAAGAAGTGATGAAATTTTAAAAGAATACAATGTAAAAGATAATTTTGTTATTATTAATCCAGATTATAAAACCAGTTTTTTTAACAATAATAAAAATTGGGGATTTGAAAAATATCAAAAACTCACCAATCTATTGAGTGAAGATATTCAGGTAGTTAGAGTTATGCCCGGCGGTAAATATACAGAACCTACATTAGAAAATGCAATTAATATTCCATGTGAAGGATTACGCATCTCTGCTGCATTATATACTAATGCTAAATTTGGTATATCATATGATGGACTTCTCCAGCATATACTGGCTGGATTTGATATTCCTTGTGTAGTGATACAAGGCGGACTTATAAGTAGAAAAAATATGAATTATAAAAATCATATTACAATTGAGTATAATCATTCAAAAACTCCGTGTGGAAGCACATATGATTGTTCTCATTGTAAAGAAGCAAATAAAAATATTACTGTTGAAATGGTTTATGAACAATGCAAAAAACTACTTTAATCATTCAAGTAAAGGTGGGCAATACTACAGGATATGCATACAACAATCCTATCGGAGACATTTGCGAAAGTGTCTTAATGCCTACTGTACAAAGGTACTGTCAAAAATATAACTATGATTACTTACTAATTGATGAATATCCTAAAGATAGAGACATTACGTTTTTTAATAAGAGTACAAAGTCTATTAACCATGACTATTCCCAAACAGGCAAAAATAAATGTTCTACTTTAATTAGATATTTAAATATGAGTAGAGATTATGATCAAATCGTATCATTAGATAATGATATTTGGATACCAGAACATGCTGAAAAATTACCAGAAATAAAAGGACACATGGCAGCAGAAGATAAAGGTAAATCTTGGGCAACTTTTCGAAATGCCTTTGAATTGCCTTATGGTAAATTTGTTAATGGTGGAGTGCAGATGGTAAACAGGCAAGCAGGTAATAGTTTATATTCATATATTTCTGATGTGGTCGATAAAAAATCTAATCCACCTTTAGACTATCACAGCGATCAATCTTATATGAATTATTGGAGACATAAAAATACGGAAATGTCTTATGTTTTAGATTCTAAATGGAATTTTATGGTATCTTGCGAGAAAAGAAAATCTGATTACACAGGTGTTAATTTTGTTCACTATGCTGGTGTGTCTGCTAGAAGTTTATTACACGAAGATTTAAAACGTGGGGTTATAAAATGAAAGCCTTTGTGATTACATTATTTAATGACAAGTATAGTCTAGCATCTGCTGAGAACACTCTCAAGACTGCTAGGCAGATGAATGATGACCTTCATATTGAAATGGTTCGTGCTGTTACTCCTGATAAGATCAAGGATAGCACCTATTCATATCCTAAAGAGGGTGAGACTAGCACCTATGAAGGTATGACTCTAGTAGGGTATAAGGCAAAGGATGTTGGTAAAAAGGTTGCATGTTCCTTGTCTCATATGCATCTCTGGAATAAGTGTGTAGAGATGAATGAACCTATTATGATTCTAGAGCATGATGCTGTATTCACTCGTAAGTTCAAACTCGGTAAACTTCTAGATGCTATTGAAGATGGTGATATTGTAATGATTAACGATCCAAGAGGTGCTACCCGTAGAGGCACTGTCTATCACGAAAACATTATTCGGTGGGATAAGGGATTGAACACTATTGATGGTGTCAATACTCCTGATGAAAATGTTCCTGATGGACTAGCAGGTAATAGTGCCTATATCATTACACCTTCAGCAGCAAAGAAAGCAATTGAACTTCAGTCTAGTATTGGTATCTGGCCTAATGATGCTCTGCTCTGTAAGCAACTGTTTCCTCGCAACCTTAAGTCATATTATCCATATATAACTAGAGTTGAACAAAAGAAGTCCACTACTACAGGATAATATTATGCAATCTTATGTTATTACGATTATGGATGAACCAAAGTCTGTAGAATCTGCCCAACGGTGTATCAAGTCTGCTAAACGNCNTGGTGTAAATGTAGAGATGTGGCCTGCNATTACACCTAAAGATGATCCAGTAAAAATCTTCAAAGATAAAGGATTGTCTACCCGTAGGTTTGAGAATAGTCCATATTCTAGACCTGTAAATGCTATGTCTGCATTCCTATCACATAGAAGTTTATGGGAAAANTGTCTGGCAGATAAAAGAGAAACGATGATTCTAGANCATGATGCATATTTTACTGACAGNATCAAAATGCCANTNTTCTATGNCAAGATTATTTCTCTAGGTAAACCTTCTTATGGTAACTATCGTAATCCTGCTCAGTTTGGTGAGAACCCACTTACTTCCAAAGCATACTTCCCCGGCGCACATGCCTATGTAATGTCACCTTCAGGTGCCAAGGATGCTTTACATACATCTTTAGCTTGGGCAATGCCGACTGACCTGTTTTTTAATATTGAACTTTTTCCTAATCTAATGGAACTATATCCATGGCCTGTTGAGGTAAGAGAGACATTCTCTACTATTCAAGAAGAACAAGGTTGTCTTGCCAAGCATCAATATAATGAGGATTATCAAATCTTATGATTACTGTTGCATGTGTTTTTTGGGGAGATAAGTTTTCTGATGATTATGTTTATAATCTAAAGTCTATGGTAGAACGGAATACAACTGTTCCACACCAGTTTGTATGCTTCTCAGATCGAGAACTAGAGGGTATCAAGACTGTTAAACTTATTCCGGGGTATGAAGGTTGGTGGAACAAAATGCAAATGTTCAATACTGACTTTAAACTAGGTAATAGAGTTGTCTACCTTGACCTTGATACTCTTATTGTTGATAATATTGATTGGTTACTAGAATATGATGGTATGTTTATGGGTATTGAAGACCTTGGAGCAGTAAACGAACATCAACCAGAACTAAAAGGTAGATTGCAATCTGGTGTTATGTCATGGGACTATAGACTTAATAGTCACTTATGGAATAGATTTACTTCTAGTGGAGAGTCGCAGAGATACAGAGGTGATGGCGAATACTTAAATCATATCGTTCCAAAGTATCAAAGAGACTTTATTCAGAAGAGATATAAAGGTAAATTGAAGTCATATAAGTATCAAGTATATTCAGAGGGAATTACAGATGATCTTTCTATTATCTGTTTTCATGGTAGACCTAGTATTCCACAGGCAATGACAGAAACTGTTACGACTGGATGGAAAAACTCTGGGAAGACCTATGAACCTCAAGACTGGATTAAGGATTATTGGAGATAGTTGAAGTATGGCTAAGGTAGCACATATTATTGGTAATGGTGATTCATGTGTATGGTATAAACCAGCAAAAGGATTAAAGGTTGTTTGTAATCTTCCACCTATGGAAGTTCCAAATGTCTATGTTTCTTGTATGGTTGATTTCAAGATGATGAAGGCTCTTACTAATGGAGACTTTCCTAATCCCTATACATGGGTTCTAGGTTATAGACCTAAAGTATGGATGGAAAAGAATCCTAGTTTCTATATGCAAAACTCATCTAAGATCAAAGAGTTTTATACAGAACTTCCTGGCTATGCTGGTAAGGGTGGTCAAGGATATACCAACTTTAATTGTGGACACTTTGCTACACACTGGACTGCTAACAAGGTAGGTGCAGAAGAGATTCATATGTATGGGTTTGATTCTATTATGGACTTTGATATTCGTTCTAAGACTGATTTCCTGCTACCATCTGATAGAGGGTCTATGAATACACAGAGATTGTCTCATACATGGAGAACAATCTTCAAAGGTATCTTTGAGGAATTTAAAGATACTCAGTTTGTCATTCACCATAAGCATGATAACATTAAATTCCCAAAACCTGACAATGTAGATATTGTTGTGCATAAAAACGCTTGACAAGTCAAAATCATTATGATATTCTATCTTATGTGAAATGAAAAAGGATATCACTATGAAAAAGTTTTCCTACTACATTAAGTGGAAAGATGCTAAAGGCAAAGAGCAGGTTAAGACCTATGCTGGTGTAGCTGGTCGTAACTACTGGAAAAACAAAATCATCAAAGAACTTGGTGATAAGTGCATCATTGACGAAGGCAAAGAACTTGTAACAGAGTCTGGTGATACACAGAAGTTTTCTGAATCAGAGAAAGAGCCTTTGCTTGGTCCTATTGATCAATACCACTCTCGTCTGAGTGATGTTCCTACTGGTCGGTTTGTCATGTCGAACTGGAACCAGAAAAAGAAGGTGTATCAGTCTCGCATGTATGGTGGTCTGAATAACTACCTCAAGGTCATTGAACCTGATGGAGCAATCTCTCTCCAAGGTCCAGACATTATCAAATCCACAGACAAAAAGAACATTCGCACTCTGACTGATGGTCGGCGGTTCGATTGTGCTGGATGGCCTGTTTAGATAGTGTCTTAAATGCCACATCCCTAAAAGAATATGAAAAAATGTCTTTTAGGGGTTGCAATCTCCACCAGAATGTTTATATTAATAATGTAAGTTGATTGAAAGGAATTGCCCCATGGCTACCCGTGCTAATATTATGATCACTACCGATTGGAAGAACTTTGCTTCTGCCTACTGTCACTGGGATGGTGGTCTCTGGTGTGTCGGTGGTATGCTTGAAGAGCATTACAATGACACTGACACTATCCTTGATCTTGTTGCTCTTGGTGACATGTCCAGTCTGAAAGAGACTGTAGAGTTGACTGCTACTGATGAGCGTAATGCTTACAAAGAGCAGGGTGGTAAAGTTGAGATGAAGACTGCAACAGAAGTGTTCATTGCCAGCTGTGGTGAAGAATACCTTTACGTTTGGGATGCTAAACAAGAGAAGTGGTTTGTAGGCACCTACTACACCAGCACTCCTAACTGGCGTTCTTTGAAGGTTGCAGTTCAGGAATTTCTTGCTGAAGTGCCTGAAAAGACTATCTTTGGTGAAGATTACACTGTCTACGGTATGGCAGCATAAAGGAGAACGATACTATGGCTATCCAAGTGAAACCTAATATGAATACCCGCAAAGACATGCAAGTTTTTGCTACTGCTAAAGAAGCAGTTCTGTTCCTTGAAGAATACTGTGAAGGCACGTCTGCTGGACGGACCTATGAGGAAAAACTTCAAGAATGGATTTGGATTGAAAAAGCAAAAATAATTTAAAAAAGTGCTTGACAATCGTTTTTAAATGAAGTATGATCTTAGAGTATCTTAAAGAAGGAAATAGTTATGAATACGATTAATGAAGTTGCCAAGCATTTTGAGAGTGATGCTCCTGATTGGAACTCATTCTTTTCAATCGTCTATAACCTTTATGGTGATAAAGGGTTTGCATCTGCTGCGGATAACTTTACCCGTGCAATCGCAGTGGAGTTGGGGTTAGAACGTTGTTCTTTGCTCAAGCGAGTTGACCAAAAAGGTTATGACTTCATCTATACGGTTGACGGTGTAGAGATTAAGATTGAGCTGAAGATGGCCATAGATATGTTCTTCAAAGGTGTTATGAAGAATAAGCCTCGGACTACAACCCATGAATTCAAAGTAAAGTCTTTTCTTAGTAAAACGAAGACAGTAGAAGACTTCCAAAAAGAAAAGACTTTCGATGTGTTGATGGTTATGGATATTAGTCAGCGTCGGATTGTTTTGGTGACTGATGAACGGGCTCGGGAACTTTACACAAAAGGTGCAGATGGTGCTGTGATGCAGTTGCACGAAGGTGATTATTATGAGTGTGAATTACAGATGGGTTCAGATGTTGTAGAAAATACACAAGCATCACTCTCTAGTCTGTACGCAGAATCTATGAATAATTATTTGGATACATTCCAAAAAAGTGCTTGACAAACGTTTTTAAATGAAGTATGATCTAAGAGTATCTTAAAGAAGGAAATACAAGATGTCACATGAAATCGAAATGGTAAACGGTGTTGCTCAGATGGCCTATGCAGGTGATCTACCTTGGCATGGTCTTGGTCAGCAAGTCTCTGATGATATCACTACTGACGGTATGATGAAAGCAGCTGGTCTTGATTGGTCTGTAACCAAGCAACCTATGTATTACATGGATGACCTTGGTGAGATGGGTGAAGTTCCCGGTAAGTCTGCTCTGGTTCGTTCTTCTGATAACAAAGTCATGGACATTGTAGGTCAGGACTGGAACCCTGTTCAGAATGCTGAAGCATTTGAATTTTTCCGTGAGTTTGTTGATACTGGTGATATGCAGATGCATACTGCTGGTTCCCTCAAAGATGGTAAGATGGTCTGGGCATTGGCAAAGGTCAATGACGGGTTTACTATCAAGACTGCACAGGGTGAAGACTCTGTTGAGTCCTACCTCTTGTTCTCTAACCCTCACCAGTACGGCAAATCTATTGACGTGCGTTTCACTCCTATCCGTGTCGTATGTAATAACACTCTGACTCTTTCCTTGAACCAGAATGTTGACCAGTATGTCCGCATGGGTCACCAACGTCCCTTCAATGCTGAAGATGCTATGGCAACTCTAGGCATGGCTCAGCAGAAGCTTGGACAATACAAGGAAGCAGCAGAATACCTCTGCCAGAAGTCTTACACGACTGATGACATGTTGAACTACTTCAACCAAGTCTTCCCTTCTGCCTCTGACCGTGACTCTAACAAGTCCCGTGAAGCACAAGAAGTAATGCACACACAAGCTGGTGCTGCTCTTGGTGAAGGCACCTTCTGGCAGTTGTTCAACACTGTCACCTACATGACCGATCACACTTTGGGTCGTAACAGCGATACCCGTTTGCAGTCTGCTTGGTATGGTCAGAACCAGAATGTCAAGAAGAAGGCACTGGAACTGGCAGTAAACATGTAAAACTAAATGGGGAGCAACTCATGCTCCCCTTAACTTAACTATGAAAGAAAGTTTGTTATGAATATTGTAAAAAATGTTTTCCTGACACCGGGGTATGTTTTGAATGCTCTTTGGTTTCTGGCATATCTGAATCCTACAGAATGGGGTTCTAAACGCAACACTGCTAAAACAGCAAGAATGAACAGTAAAGCAGGACGCAAGTTCACCCGTTGGGCATTCTCTATAATCTTTTGGCCTTCGTTTTTGTTTTTTGTGATTTCTGCATTTTTACCAGTACAATCATAAAAACTAAATGGGGGGGGGCTTGACTGCCCCCTTCTTTTGCACTATATAATAAGTATAAGGATTTTTGTTACGTTACTTTTTACAGTATTTGGTTTTGCCAGTAGGCACTATGATTATGGCTTTGATGTTTTCCTATATTAATGTTTTGACTGGTTGGCCTGGTTATTAATTTTTTGTTATAAGGTTATTTGAAATGCGTAAGCAAACTTTGTATATTGTTATTTTCATTCTTTCTTTCATTGCAGGTTTTTGGGCATACGGTGCCTTTGCAGATGAGACACTTGACTGCAACGAAGTAAGTTTCGGTGAGTATGACTACACTGACATTTCAACTAACCTTCCTACTCGGAATAACAACCCCGGCAACATCCGTAAGACAAAGGTAACCTACTATGGTGAAACTACTAATGAGTCTGGATTTGAGTCGTTCGCTGCTCCTGAATGGGGATATGCAGCTATGTTTGATCTTCTGGACCGCCTCTACTCTGGACTCTCTTTGAATGAAGCAATCTACAAGTGGGCTCCGCCTGTAGAGAATGACACAGAACGGTATGTTCGGTTTGTAGCAAAGAAGACTGGTTATGACCGGAATGAGTATAAAGTAAATGTAAATGATGAAAGCATTATCGAGTTTGCCAAGTATATGTCTGTTCTTGAAGGCATGAAAGGCTTCTCTGATGATGATGTAAGTTTTGGTTATATGATTTGGGAAAAGTGTTACTAATGGATGATTTTGAAATTAAACAAATTAATGACTTTGTTCGGGCGATGGAGATTATCCTACGACACGAAGATATCGAACATTTAAAAGAGTTGGAAGAATATTGCCAATATCGTATCAAACAATTAGAGGTTGAGAATGAAGCACCAGCGTTTAAGTGAAGAAGGTTTTGGTGAGAAGGGTAACTATACGATTATCCTTCCCATTGACCAAGGTATAGAGCATGGTCCAGTAGATGCATTTCATGCTACTGATCATCCTGAGATGCTAGACATTGACTATCAAGTAGACTACATTGCAGAACTGCTGCATGAAGGTCTGGTAGGAGGCACAGCACTGCCAAAGCGCACTGCTAATCTGCTTTGTGAAAAGTATCCTCATCTTGCCAAAGATGTTATTATGAAACTGAATCATGGTAATAATCTAAACGCAAAACTTGCACCATCACAGGCAGTCTATGCAACTACTAGTGATGCTAAAGATAAAGATATGGGTGGTGTAGGTTATACAATCTATCCGGGTTCATCTAATCAAGATGAAATGATTGACTACTTTGGTCGTGTTCAGCAACTTCTTAATCGTGCTTGGAGAGATAATGACCTAAAGACTGTTCTTTGGTCCTATCCCCGTGGTGGCGACTTTGAAGAAAACTCTATGAAAACAATCATGCATGCTGCCTATATTGCTGCACAGCTAGAACCTGATGTTATCAAAGTTAAGTTACCATTTAATGCCAGAAGTTCGTCTGATGTGTCTAATGTTATTAAAGCAGCGTGTGGTATTCCTGTGATCTTCTCTGGCGGGTCTAAGAAAGATGTAGATAGTATTCTTAGTGATGCAAAACTTATTGCAGAATCGGGTGGATACGGCATGATCTTAGGTCGTAATGTATTCCAACGTAATCCAGCAGAGGCAAAGAATCTGCTGCGTGATGTACATAAAATCTTTAGGGAGAGTTAAGATGAAATATTTTGTAGCAGCGCTGTTTGCTTTGATCCCTACTACTGCTATCAGTCAAGAGATGAATAAAGCAGATATGATCACAGAGTTTACAGACATTGCTACATTAGTTGCAGCAGAAGTTTTAAACTGCGGTGAAACAAATAAAGAACGAGTCTTAAGATTTAATGCAATGTTTGACTCGTTTATGCTTTATACAGCACAGCAAGAAGGTGTAGAACTTACACAGGGTGATATAGAAGCATTCAAGTTAAATCTACTAATGCAGCAATATGAAGGTATGCTTCAGGCACATCCAGTTCAAGGATGTGACGGTATTAATAAGATTATTCACATCTATGATGATCGTATGAAATATGCTGAAAGTGTCTATGAGTATTACCAACCTCTAGATAGTTTATAAATATTTGTCTTGACAACTCCAAAAAAATAGTATACATTCATACATAGTGCAATAATGAGAAAGGATATAGTAACATGGCAACTTTGAAAACCAAACTCCGTAAGAAGCACTTTGACACTCAATTCCGTATGAAGAAACGTATGGAAAAGATTGCTGCTTATGATTTAGAGTATGCTCAATCCTATGACATTAGTGAAATTCTGTCTGGTAATGAAGCATATCAAGAATTTGTGAGCAACAAAAATAATGAATATTGAAGACAAAATACTAACTAAGAAACGTTTCTGTGATATGGTAGAATCTCACGTCTTTGAGAAACGTGAATCTTATATGGATGCTATTGTAGATATTATGAAAGTAAATCAAATCGAAGCAGAACGTGTTAGTGTGTTGATAAATACCTCAATCAAGGATAAGTTAGAAGCAGAAGCTCGTAATCTCAATTACCTTGAGAGAATTAACACACTACCATTGTGAGGAACGAATGGGGAAATTTATGTTAAGACTAATTGGAATGTATATTCCATTTGTGCTGGTTATTCTTGGAATCGGTGCATGTTCTTTTGTCTATCAGGATGAACTTCTTGGTAGATTTAATCAGTCAGAAGAGGTGATCGAAGATGTTGGACAACCATCAATTGATGCAGAACCAATCGTTGATCAAGTCACACCTGAAGAAACTACAGAACCAGAATTGGAGATTATGGATGAAGGAGCAGAACCAAGCACTGACAGCGGACTTCCTCCAATCGGAGAATGTTTCTGTCCAGACAAATGATTATGATCATGTAGAACAAGACGGCGGGATTTCTGGATTAAGTTTGAAAGATATCCTGTCTGTAGGAACTCCATCTAGTATGGAGACTGAAGAAGGTTCAATCACCTTTGAAAATAATGATTGACAACCTGTGAATTTTATAGTATGATACACTTCTTAATATAACTGAATACAAATATACAAAAGGAATACAAATATATGTCACTTGCAAATCTTAAAAAGTCCCGTGGTTCTTCCATTGACAAACTCGTTAATGCAGCAGCAAAGTTGAATGAATCCTCAGCTGATGTTCGTAATGGTCCAGATGAACGTGTCTGGAAACCTACTGTAGATAAGGCAGGTAATGGTTATGCTGTTATCCGTTTCCTTCCTGCACCAGAAGGTGAAGAACTTCCTTGGGTCCGTTATTGGGACCATGGCTTTAAAGGCAAGACTACAGGTATGTGGTATATTGAAAAATCACTTACCTCCCTTGGTCAGAAAGACCCTGTAGGGGAGTTAAACTCTCAACTGTGGAATACTGGTCGTGATGAAGATAAACAGACTGCACGGGACCAGAAACGTCGCCTGAAGTATGTTTCGAACATCTATGTTGTATCTGACTCTGGCAATCCAGAGAATGAAGGCAAGGTGTTCCTTTACCAGTATGGTAAAAAGATTCATGACAAGTTGATGGAATCTATGCAACCTGAGTTTCCTGATGATGCTCCGGTAAATCCATTTGATTTCTGGGAAGGGGCTGACTTTAAACTGAAGATTCGTCAAGTAGATGGTTACCGTAACTATGACCGTTCTGAGTTTTCTTCTCCTGCTGTACTGGCAGATGATGATAAACTGGATACGATTTATGGTCAGGTCTATCCACTCAGCGAGTTTACAGACCCTACTAACTACAAGTCTTACGAAGAGCTGAAAGCACGACTGGATGCTGTTCTCGGTGTTAGTGGAACATTTACTCCACAGCAGGAAGAAGATTTGTCAATCACTGCTGATACTGCTCCTATGAAATCTGTGGAACCAGTATCTGCACCAAGTATTGCAGACGCAGATGGAGATGATGACACTATGTCATATTTCTCACGTCTTGCAAATGAAGACTGATAGTTAGAGAAAATCCCCGGTGTTTTAAGGTTTTCCCACCGGGGATTTTTTTATCTATTAGGTGCGCCGCCAATAACTTGTGTAGCATCTAAAGTTCCGTGATAGTCGTTAGATGGTGCAGAAGAACTAGAACCAGCATTAACAGCAGTTGCTCCACCGCCTCCACCACCACCAGAAACGTTATTAGTGGTCTGATAGACTACTGTAGTTCCACCACCAGAGGCACCAGCAGCTGCATTTAATTGTTGGACTGCCATACCAGTTTGAATTTGCTGTCTTTGGATTTCAACTTTTCTAATTGTTTCTTCCGTTACAGATTTGGCTAACTCTATGAGATTTTGGTCTGAAGTAAAGGTTGCCAATTCATCTTTTAACTTTGCTGCTTTTACTCTTTTTTCATCTCTAAGTTCTTCTTTTTTCTCTTCAGACATAAAGAACCCGCTTACCGGAGCTATTCGGTCAGGATCACCCATTCTTTGCAATTTATACCCCGGACCATATATTGACTTTGTGGCATCAAATTGCATTTGATCAGCTGCTTTATTTTGTTGCTTAAGCTGTTCGTTCAATGCCTTTATTTCAGCGTCAAGTGCTTTCTCTTCATCACTCTTGAAGAACTCGGACAGAATAGGAATAGAACGGAGTTTATTAATCAACCCTTGAAAGATATTGGTAAAGAGTGCAACAGTATCTGCAATCATCCCTTCAATGAAAGTAGATAAATTGAATGGTTTATCGGGATCACCAAAGTTAAATATACTTTGAATCCATCTTACTGCAAGATTAGTGGGTAAAAATAAAAGATCAAGAAAGTTATTAATTTTCAGAAGATTTTTAAGACCAGTCCATAATTCTTCTAACTTTGCTCTTGGATCAGCAAAGAGTTCTTTGACAAAATTTACACTATTTTCAATAACATCGAATATAACTGTGATAATTTTGTCGAACATTTCAGAAAAACTAAAGTTTTTAATTGCATCAGCAGTTTCAGTAAATCCCATCATACGAGCGACATGACTAACAGTTGCAGCAAGTAAGTCTAATGGAGCAGCAATGATAGAATCCACAAATCCTTTGACTGCACCCTCTAATCCACCTAAGAGTCCACCTTCTTCATAGCCTTTTAAAAATCCTTCTACTGTAGCAAAGGTAGCAATGATAGCAGTGATGATTAAACCAATTGGTCCGAGGAACCTACCAACACCTTTAAATAATTTCAGAAGTTTTCCACTAAATGTTGCAATACCACCTAAGAATGCCTTAAGACCAAAGAACCCCATAAAAGCACTAGCAAGACCACCTAAAATACCTTTACCGCTGCCACCAGATGCTCCACTACCACCGTCTCCACCTGTCAGACTAGGTGCCTCAAAAGCACCAGCACCTTCTCTCAGACTTTCTAGACGATCTAGTCTATCCTGCTTGTTCAGTTCAAGAAGGTCAGTCACTCGATCAGTTAGAGATTCCATTTCAATTCGGATATCTTTAGTCTCTACTAACTGTTCTTCATTGACTTCTGCGAGTCTGTCAATAACGTCTGTTAAAGCCATCTATTGTCTCATTTGCTTTTGTTTCTCTGCTTCTTCTTTCAACCATTGTATAAGCATAGTAAGGTAGATTTCACGTTCCCAAGGCATCATATTTTCTAGTTCTGTTAATGAGTATTTATGATGTTGCATCAACTGAAAGTTTGTAGTATAGTGATTTACTAAACTATCATGTGAGAGGCACACTAAAAAAAATCACTAGTTCCTTTTAATGTAACTTCATTGTCATGCTCACAACTTTCACACTTGAACTTCACATCATGTTTCATCTGCGGTAAATCTTCTACAAACTTTCGAACCTGCTCAAACTGTTTATTATTAAATGATTCCAAGAATGCCATTACTTCTTCTTTAGGTTCATCTGCAAAACTAATCTGTTCTTCTGCTGTTTCTAGACTATCCAAACAAATAGCAAGCAAGTCAAAAATCTGTTGAGTTTGAGATACGTTATTGTTTTCATTGTCAATCATAGTATCTGTTACTTCTGCAAGAACAGGATACTTTAGTTTCAAAGTCATATCATCTGCCAACTTAATAGACTTGATAGTCTTAGGAACATTGACCTTAATCTTACTCAAGTCAATAGACACTTCAGATTGTTTCTTACACTCAGAGCAAGAAATGTTAACTGTAGAAACTTCACCTACAGACTTTGACCGAATCTGTGTGAACAAATATTCAATATCAAATACAGGAAGATTGTAGACATTAATGTCTTCATCAACACAAGCTTGAATGGTATTGGAGATTGCATCTAGTGCAGATTTTTTATCTTCAGATTCCATTGCAATCATTAGAATCTTTTCCTCTTTGACAAGGTAAGGTCTGAAGTTTACTTGTTTGCCAGTAGAAGGAATTTTAGTAGTATATTTAATCGACTCATTAAGTTTAGGTAAAGCCATGTTATAGTAACTCCATTAAGTAGTGCGTTCCCAATCAGTGAATGCCAGCTGCACGTTTACTTGGGTGATTTGGTTTTGTAGTCCATCTCCTAATTCAATAGGACTTATGGTAAC